CTCTCTTCTCCATTTTCGATATAAATATTGTGTCTATTAATTCATAATCTTTTTGTGGTAGTAGTCTTTTCCAGATTCCTAATTCAATATCTCTTAATAATTCAAGTCTTTGTGTTGATTCGTATTTAGAAAAATCACATTCTAACATGACTTTATTGAGAACTCTTTCATAAAATTGTTGACCTCGTTCAATAAAATTTTTTCCTTTACTTATTTGTGGTAAATGTAGCATAGCTTCCTCTAATGGTGTTGTGAATTGTCCATACAATAAATTAAATTTGGTGTTCCTACCCATTATCATGCGTGGTGGTTTATCTTCATCGTAAATTTCATTCTTTATAAATGCATTTATATCATTATCTTTCCAGATATTAAAACCATTTTTTAAAACACGTTTGCATGCATCATCATAACGACCTAATAATTTGCCTTTCTTGTTATTCATAAATTCAGATAGTGACATTCTTCCTTTAAAATGCGGTTTAAGATCTGCTGCTAATTGATCCAGAATTTCATCAAGTATGTTACTGTCAACGTTATACTCATTTTCCGATTCTTTAAGATATCTATTGTGTAGTCCAACTATATCATTACATGTACAATTATTCATTATTAAAGAATCATTCTTGATAGGTGAATCAAACATAACAGGGTAACTTATTGTACCGCTACAAGGTTTAGCATTTTTAGTTTCGACTTTCGCAAATTTCCAAGCTGCTGTTGGTTTCAAAGTTGTTCCAGCTTGGCATAGTGTCGTTATGGTTTTTGTGGGGTTGCTTAAAAGTTTAAATTTGACTTATGCGAGTGGTAAGCATAAGCCAAACTTAAAAGACCTAAAGGCAGTAATTTCAAATTAGTGGTCAGTGACATTCTAGTTGTAAGATATGCTGCACCTACAAGACCACCAACACCTAGCAAAGTTGGTAACAAACTTCGTTTCTGCTCATTAGGATTTTGACGACCTAGTAACAATTCAGAGTCAGTCTCATCAGTGACTTTCTGTATAGTTAATAAGTATCTGTTAATAAATACGTTACTTTGGGTCGAGTAGTCGATTTTGTTTTCATTCAAATATTTCAAGGCATATTTTTGCATATGCTCCAAGGCCTGATTTCGACTACTATATTTGATATCTTTATGTAATAAAAGATATTTATATAAATCAGGCAAAACATCTTTATCAGAAAATAACCGCAAACTGTCTTTTAAGCCTAACAGTCCGCTGGAAAAGTGGTTATTTAATTTGCCAAAATTAAAACTTGAACTACTATATAATAAAACGCGATTAATTAAATTTGGTTTAAAATTGACAATTGTTGCGTTATCCACAACTACATTCAAACCAATATCTACAAACGTTGCGTTATCCTCAACTTCATTCAAATCAGTGGTTGTTGATTCGACACTTTCAGGATCATTACTCACTAATGTTTTCACTCCTTCAGTGTCGTTTGAATTTTCAGCAACTTCAGGATTATTACTCACTAATGTTTTCACTCCATTTGTGTTGCTATTATTTACATTTATTTTATTTACATTAACTGGTTTAAATGTTGAAGATTTAGATATTTCAAGTCCTTTAGGCATCATTCCATGAAATGGTGATGTTGCGTCATAGAATGGTGATGTTACATCATCATCCACGTCATTAAGTGTGGATATTACCGATTGTGATGGTATCAATGGATTGCTAGGTAATGGTGAATAAGGCGTATATACCGGCGACGTTACCATTTTAGGCCCTTGTTCATATTTTCTATCCATTCTTGCGCCTGCATTTTGAGCTGTAATGTGTTCAACTTCTGCGCTACACGAGACAGCTGTATCGTTGTTAGCGCTTGATGTAATAATGCTTTGTTCTCTTGGCTCAGATACACCTCCGGTTGCATCCAAACCGAATCCCATGAAAGAGAGTCCATATTCATTTTGCCTAATCTTGGCAAGCTTTCTCTCAATACTTTCAATCTTGGGACCAAAGACACAATTATGTTGTCCTCTAGAACCGCATAAGCATTTTTTCCCGAACACTTCATCCTTTTGTGGCTCTTGCATGCTTCTAGGCGTTTCCTCTTCAATACGGTGGAGATTATTTCTACTTCCATTTCCTCTACGTCGTTGGTATCTACCTCCATAGCGTTTGTTAAACTGCTTAGACATAAATT